TCTCAATATTCCATCGGTATTGTTTTTAACCGTTATCTCATTTGTTACAAATGGAAATTGAACATTAAATGGTGAAGTAGTAGCTACCGATTGAGTTACATATGGTAAACCACTCGCCATATACTCTGAAGTATTATTTGGGCCTGTTCTGTAATTAAATGTCATATCCGTTAAATATTAGTCTCATTCAAAAGGTTCTCGTATCTTTCCATTTTCATCCACTAAACTAAATGCTTTTAATGTGTGTTGAAAAGGATTTCCCTCTATATTAATAACTTGTTGCAACATTTGTCTGGCAATATCTCTAATTTCTAATTGTGCATGAGTTGAATATCTCAATCTCAAAAAATGAACAAATGAACGGAAATTAAACATTACATCAGCAGTTATTTGATTTCCATATGGTAAATAAAGTCTTGCACTTTCTTTTGCTCGTTTACGACTAACACCCTTTGCTACCAATCTATTCAAACATTCATGATAACTTTTTAAACTATTCTCCATATGCTCAACATACATATTAACTTCCTCATCATCCCAATCTTGAGGAATATAATATTTGTCATCCTTTAATTCTTTATAACGAGCACTTTCACCGTTAACAGAAACACCAATTCTATGTTTTATTATATGGATATGTGAAGCAATTTCGGTATTAACAAGAAAATGAATGCTGGATTTTTCAAAAGGCGTTTCATGATGATTTTCTGCCAACATCTTAAGAAGAGCAGGTAAACGAGCTAATTTAGAATCATCAATATCTCTAACTGTTGATGTCCAAGCTGATTGACCATGAGTTATATCCCCACCATAATGTCCTAAAAGAATTACAGAATTGTTATATTCTTCTTTCATACATTTTCTCCATCCCAACCGGTCCAAGGAAGATCATCATCTTTTAGATTTGATTTCATTTGTAAAGCTAATTTATATCTTTCACCATTTTTATGAGCAACATGAATAAAAACTTCTTTTTCTGTTGAATTAGAAGATATAAGTTGATTGATAGCTTTTTGTAGAGATTCTAAAGCTTCTCTTGTTCCAACTATGCGACTATCATTTTCTTGATTATGAATATGTAATGTGTTTGCCATAAATAAAAAGTCTTGTTAAACCTTTCCAGATCTAACAAGACTATATAAGTTAAAATTTAAAGTTTAAACGCTGAACTATTTTTTATTTCGTTTTGCTTCAAAAAGAATTTTATTTAAACGTTTTTTTGCTTCTTGAACCTGAGCAGCTTGACTAGTAGGTGCCGTAGCCCCACTTCTTACTGCTTGTTGTAATTGTTCAGCTTGTTCCGAACTGGCTCCAGCAGATTGAAGCAATCTACTTAAATCAAGATCACATATAGATTGTGAAACTCTTGCTATAACTTCATTATTACGAAAAATGGCTCTTCCTGACATTTCTCTTAAAGTAGTAGCTATCCAGCCTTGTGGTTGGTATCCTAACATTTCTGGCATTTTTTCAAACATTGTTTCGCCAATTGCCTCTAATAATTCTCTGGCAATAAGAGGACATCTGCTACGATCTCCTTGGACTAATGCCCATACTTCAGAAAGTTCTAAATTTTCAAAAACGTTTATAGCTACACTAGCAAGAACACCATCTGGATTAATACCAATTCTTTCTAAAACAAATCTAGCAAAACGATTTTTTAAATTTTCAATTAAACCACCAGCAGCATTGCCAACAACACCACCAATAACATCCATTATTCCTTCATTTAATTGTTTTTGTTCTTGTAATGTAATTTCTTCACGAATAAGTTTTTTAAGGCGACTTAAATTCTTTTCATTAATACGTATTTTTTTATTCATATGTCCTCTTTGAATTAATTAGCTATAAAATTTCTATTTTTTCTATTTCTTCATGCATTAATGTATATACACGTTCTCTACGTTCGCCATTTAAATATTTATAGGTTGCCAATTCTAAAAAAATAATATCTCTAACGTTTTTACGATTTGTCAAAGCACCAGTTATAAATTTCTTCTGTATATCATCAAGATCATATCTCAACGTCATATCTGAATTAATAATTCCAATAGAACGAGGATCCTTAAAATATAATCTTAAATGAGTCCCCAATTCTATGTCTTTAACGTCAATCTGTTGTTCTTGTTTTTTTTGTTTTTTAAAAATTGTCTTAAACCAATTAATCATTTTAAATCATCCACATAATCAACAACTAGTCTTGCAAGTTTAATTCCAAATATACAATCAGATTTATAATGAACACCAATATACATTCTTGATGCAGAAATATTTTTGGCTAATTTCATTAATTCTTTTCTTAATTTTGGATAATGTCTACTCAATAACAAAGACAATAACGTTGCTTCAAATGCATGACCACTTGGATATGCCGGTGTAATTGTTGTATATGTTTTTATCGGCAAATATAAATCTGGTTGCAAATATACAGCAAGTTGATATGGTCTTGGACGATTATAGAAATATTTGATTCTAAAAAGAAATGGATCGGTTTTATCAAAAAAATTTTCAAAATCTATGCGAGTATATTTGTTTATTCCATGTTTTCTTAATAAAGAAACATATAAACCATACATATCGTGTTCAGCTCGTTTACAAAACTTTTTTTGTTTATCTGTTAAAGAATTAACTTTTAATACGATATCATTTAATTCTTGTTGTGTTTGAATGGAAGAATTAAGTGGCGGCGGTTGATTTAAAATTTCTTTATATAATCCAGCACGAAAAAGACGAGCAGTTAACTCGTCTTCTTCTTCTATCCGTTTTTGTTGATACTTAGTTGGATTGCCGTATCTGATTATATCAATTGTCTGCATCTTATCAGTTAATTATAAGATTAGATATCCTTTGTGCCGAAACAAATAACGATAAATGATGCATTTGACCAACAAAATAATTTGCCATACCTAAAACATTACCATTAATATCTAACATCGGACCACCAGAATAACCACCAACTAATCCAATATTTGTTTGAATATAAGATAATTGTTCCCCAATAATAACGTTACGAGAAACAATTCCATCTCCAACCGTCCAAACCATCTCCAATGGATGACCAATTAAATAAACTCTCTCAGTAACATCTGGAATACGATTGCTTAATGTCAAAAACCGAACAGAATCTTGAGTTCCAGGATTTAAATTTAATATTGCAATGTCTCTATCGGCATCTATTCTGACAACAGTTGCTTCATTGATTACATCTACAAGATATCGTCTGCTCATATGATCAATTTCATCATATCTTACAAATTGAATAACATCGCCAGTTGGATCTGGACGAGTAGGAAGTTGCAATACTCCATCTCTTAATTGAATTCTAATGATACGTTGGAAACAATGTAAAGCACTTACTAATACTCTTGGAGCAACGAAAAATCCACTACATTCTACAGCCGCAATGCTTTCTTCATTGGATTCATTTCTGTTTTCAACAATAATAACTGTAGATTGTAATGCATTACGTAATATATCTTGATCCATATCAGATCTTTGAATATTAACGTTGCTACCCGAACAACCAAATAACATTAAAAATGATAAAAATACGCCCAACAATTTCATAACACCCTCCACAACAATAACACACTAATATAAATAGAGGGAAGCTATATGATTTTATCGTAATTTCTTTACAACTTCATTTAATTGATATAGTTCGTCCTTGGTAATCTTGGGATATTTGCGACAAAATATTTTTACAATGTTTCCAGCAAGAGTATACGCCTCATTTTCATAAGGCGTATCTATATCTGCCATCTCATTATTAAAATCAATATTAGCTAAATGAATATCCAATAAACCCGCTTCATGTTGTTTGGCATGTGTCAACTCATGAGCAATGGTTCTTAATACATCTACAATAAGACGTTTACCAACTAAAACATGTAATGTGTTTGTTTGACGATTAAACATACCAGTCGTCATTTCTGGTTTCTTTATCGTATGAAGATATATTGCTGGAAGATTATTAAGTTTTAATATACTGTTAGTGAATTTAATAAAATCAATAATAGTTTCAAATGATTTTTGTTGTAATTGTTTATCTACAATAACCTTAACCGTTTGTTTTTTTCTTAAATTTACACTTTCTTCTAAGGCAATATATTTTACACGTGTAGCCGGTGTATCTCCTGTTGGTTTATCACCATAATTCCACATTGTATCTGCTACTGGATTATAACCTTGCTCGCTTTTACGAAATTTAAATTTCTTTTTTCTTCTATTGTCTTTTCTATCACGACCAGAATCTTTTCTCGGACTCTTTGTATCATCATTTTGAGATAAATCTGCATCTTCTCTTGCCGCATCCATGTCCTCGGATTCTATATCTGCAAAACTTTGGGGGCTATTTGTCCCATATACAGTATTAATTTCCGTTAATCTTCTTTTTCTTTTTTTACCTGCTGGACGAAATTTTCTTACATTTAAAGCTAAACCAGTTGATGTAGCAGCTACACCACCAGCAGCTAAAGCATTTTGTTCATCTAACTCTTCTTGAACAAGATATTCCAATAATTTTCTAAGATTTTCCGACATAACGTTAATTATCGGTCATATTTGAAAATGCCAAGAATTGCATTCATTGGACCAAATGCTCCAGTAAATTTATAAACCCGATCATCAAAATTAAATGCAATACCTTCCATAGAACTGGTAATGCTATCAATATTTTTTAAACGCCCAAATTCTTTATTAAACAATTCCCTTTGATGATCTGAACCGTTTACATTAATTCGTTGCTTAACGCTTTGAACTTCTAAACGCAATCGTGAAATTTCTATATCCGAATCCAAAATCAAATTACTTTGAACCGAATTAAATAACTCAACCGAAAATTCCCTCATAATCGTTCTAATCGGTTCAATCAAATCCATATAAAGCTTCGGAGCTTGAGAAAATAAAACAGAAATATTCTTGTTCTCCTCTCTCGTAATCAATCCAGCTTGTTCCAAAGTCTTCAAATAAACCTTACGAGGATTAATAAGTTCATCAATGTCAGATATCAATTCAGCAATATAACGCTTTGTGTCATAATCAGTATTTAAATCTTTAAGTTGATTTTCTACCAAATGATCAATGAAGAAATCTGACAATGTGTCCTGATTGCTTAGATTGTGCTTAACCATAATAGAATTTAGATCTGCAATAGCAGTTTCCAATGGTTCATTATTAGATAGTTTATTTAGGTAAACTAATACTGGACCCATAATACGAATATTTGTATTTCCAATAGCACGTTCCATTTTTGGAATATATGATATTAGATTATTGTAATTTCTGGTAGTATCAATTTTTAGAGGTTTGCCATTATCATATATTGTTCCACTTTTATGAATAACGATAGAATCACCATCATAGTTATAAACGTTTCGGCTAACAGCAAACAATATTTCTGCTGAATACCAAATGATTCTTTTGCCTCCAAAAGCCTTGGAACGTTCTCGTGATGACAATGACCCTATGGCTATGGACAAAGCCTTATAAGCCTCGCCAAATGCCGAAGCGATGCTTGGAATCCGATCTCGCCACCGAGTTATGATATCATCATAATTCATGCCGCCATTTCTTATATCGGTGATATTTCTGGCAAATCTCAAACCGTCTTGGCGATATGTGAAAAATACATTTTGTCCATCAAGCTTTTCCGAAACTTGTTGCAATTTACCTTTGCTGGCTTGATGAAAAATAGCCTTGAGTTGTCCAAAAGTAAGATCCATATTTTCATATGGATGCGCCATATGTCCACCTAATCCACCCATAGACACCTTTTCTTCAAAAGATTATATTCCTAACATCTATTATACCATATTTAAGAAAAAAGATAAACCAATATGAATTTATTAAAGGAATATATAAAATTACAGGTCAAACAAATCGTTCATGAATCCTTAGATGAAGGTCAAATTGAAAGATCTCTTCTGAATTTAGAACAATTGGTTGATAAACTCAAGGATAAAACTTTAATATTTTTGGATACCGAAACTACCGGTTTAGGACCACGAAATGATTATGTAATGATCACACAAATTGCCGCTGTAGCTTATGATACAAGAAGTGGTAAAAAAATTGATCAAATCAATTATAAAGCAAATTTATCTGATGCGGTAAAAAAGAGAATGGAAAATGAAGCTGAAAGAGTTGCTTCTGGAGCATGGGCAGCAAAATATAAAGATCGTTTAACAATTGATCAAATCTTGAAAATGACCGCTTATCATTCAGAAACTGCTCCTCGTCTTGAAGAAAAAGAAATGATGGAACAGTTTTTGAACTTTATAAGAAATCTTGAAAGTCTAAATCCTTTGTTAGTTGCACATAATGCAAGATTTGATATGTATCAAATTGGTAAAGCGTTGGAACGTAATAATCTCCCTAAATTACCAAGATTACCAGTTGTTGACACATTAACTCTTAATAAAAATTATTTCTTTCCACTTTTGAAAATAATGGAAAAACAAGGTGATCCAGTTGCTGAACCTCTGATTCGTATTCTAAGACCAGAAAAGAAATTCTTAAATCGTCTTGGTAATCTTGGAACCGCTTTTCAAATATCAACAGAACATTGGCATGATGCCTTAGCAGACGTAGAACAACTTGCTGGAATATTATCTAAATTAGTAGAATTCTTTGAAGAAAGAAAAGGAACTTATAATATTCCTTAAGCAAATATTTCTCTAAGTCTTTTAATTGTTATTTCTGGATCGGTGTGATAAATAACTTGTCCACCAGCTTCTCGGAATATATTGATATTTTTCATTCTGTCGTCAATTAATAAAGCATCTGGATTAGCAAATTCTTCTTTATTAGATTGACAATAGAATTGATCATAAAGTCCATCAAAATGATCAATCATCCATTGTTCTTTTTCTGGTTGACAAAATTCAGATTTTACTGGTGCAGTCAAGATATGTGGCAATCTACCAGATAATTGTATTGCAACTTCTAACATTGTTCTGGCACCCGGCATTTCTGGTAAATTCAAGAAAAATCCCTCTTGTCCAGATATTGCATATATCTCTTTATTCATATCATATAAAGCATTTTTCAAAGCTTTATGTGAAGGCTTTTTTTGAATCCCAGCTAACATTGCTTTTAATTCATCAAAACTTTTACCTTTGAATTCAGGAATTTTATTTTGAAGTTCAATTAAATCACGTCGGGCAATATCAATTGATTTATTTGAAAATCCACCTTCAAAATCCGCAAGAACACCATCCATATCAAAATATATTTGTAATGGACGCTCTTCAAAAGCTTCACGTATTCCAGCTAATTTTTGAAAACGTCTAACTTCAAATATAATATCTGACATTTTATATTCCTATAATTTCAGATATTAATTAGCCTTCACACCAACTACATTCCGTCAATTCCCTCTTGTAAACAGCATTAGTATTTTGTTCAGCCTTTAAAATAGATGTAGAACGAAGATAATAAAGACTCTTCAATCCACTCGTAGCTGCTTCTAAATGAACTTGATTAATATACTTTGGATCACTATTGGCTGGGAAAAAGATATTAACACTTTGTCCTTGATCAATAAATTGTTGACGATCCGCAGCTAATTTAACAATCGCAAATTGATTTAATTCTCTGGCAGTATAAAATACTTCTTTCTCAAGATCAGATAAAAATTCAAGATGCTGAACACTTCCATCATTCTTTAAAATTGAACCCCAAACTTCATCATTGTTTTTATCTAATTTACTCAATAATTTTTCAAGTTCTGGATTTCTTCTTACAAAGGTTCCCTTAGCACTCTTCTGAGCAAATGCATTAGCAATCCAAGGTTCAATACCTTGAGATACATTAGATGCAATAAGAGAATTAGATACAGTTGGAGCTACTGCAAGAAGAGTTGCATTTCTTCTATTATGACCACGACACCATTCTGGTTCACCATATTCTTTTGCTAAAGCCGCCGTGGCTAACTCAGCTTCAGAACGAATATTTTTGAATATAACTTTATTTGCAAGATAAGCTTGAAGACTATCAAATGCAATCATATTTTTTTGCAAATAAGAATGTAAACCCAAAACTCCAAGTCCAAGAGCACGAGATTTTTTAGCAAAACGTAAAGCTCTTTCAAATCCACGAAGTTCAGACGCTTTTTGAATAAATTCTTCCATTATTCCATCAAGAAACCAAACAGAAAGTTGAATAGTGTCCGTATCCTTCCATTCATCCCATCTCGCAAGATTAAGAGAAGAAAGACAACAAACAAAACTATGATCCTTATCTGTTGGCAAAAAGATCTCAGAACATAAATTTGATCCTTTTAATTTAATTCCAGTTTCTTTTAATACATCCGGCGCTTGATCATTCGCATTGTCCGTAAAAAAGATATAAGGCTCCCCTGTCTCTACACGGCTTTTAATCAATTCTTTCCATCGTCTACGGGCTTCAGCATCTCCAAGCTTAACTTTGTCTATAAACGCATTTGAAACACATACACCATGATGCAAATTTAAACATTGTCGGTTAATATCTCCAGTCGGTCTACGAGATTGAAGAAATTCATCAAAATCTCCATGTTCAATATCAATATATGCCGCACATGCACCACGACGTGTAGATCCCTGAGATATACCAAGAATAACACTATCCGCCATCTTAAGAAATGGAACCACTCCATCAGAATGACCACCCTTAGATATCACAGCACCCTTTGGACGAACATCATTAACATGAATCGCAGTTCCTCCACCATACTTGGATAACATCGCCACTTCTTGCAATGTCTCAAGAATCTCATATGTATCATCCGGCATATATGATGAAAAACAAGAAATCGGTAATCCCCTCGTTGTTCCAGCATTAGATAAAACCGGCGTAGAAGGACATAACCAATTTCGCCACATTATATCAAAGAATCTTGATTCAAGCTCGGGCTTCTTTATATAATTGGCAACACTCCTCGCTACACGCTGATACATCCCTCTTGGAGTTTCATCATTCCAAAGATAACCGCCATTCAACATTTGGAATGCATCGCTCGTTAGCCATTCCGGCGCTTCCCCTTCAGCTTTTAATTCTTCTAATGTCTTCATAATATTTCTCTTTATTCAAAACATATCATCAAAATTTACAACACCACGGCTATAGTCCGTTGGTTTAACACTAAAGAAATCATCAAGTCTAACTCCAGCACCAATAGCATCAAACCATTCCATACGCTTCAATGCTTCTTTATCTACATTCTTCCAATTTTGTTTTAAACCAAGTTTACCAAGTTGCATATTAGCACGATGACGAATAAAATCCTTTAAATCTTCCTTCGTCAATCCTTCAATATTTCCATGCTCAAATACTTTATCAATAAAATTATCTTCTATTGCTACCGTGTCTCTTGCCGCTTGATAGATATCTTTTTTAAATTCATCAGTCCAAATTTCTGAATTCTCTTCAATAAATTTGCGAAAAAGATAACAACCAAATTCAGAATGCAAAGTCTCGTCTTTTATACTCCAGGTAACAATCTGACTCATCCCCTTCATTTTATTATAACGAGAAAAATGTAAAAGCACAGCAAATGAAGAAAACAGACTAACACCTTCCGTAAAAGCCGAAAATACAGCCAGCGATTTTGCCATAATCATTTTTTTCTCTGGTGTCATTTCTTTTAACGAAAGATTACCAGTATCTATAAGACGATCAATCTTTGCCTTAATCGTTGGTTCCGCAAGAAATGCATCATAATTTTCAAAACCAAGAGTCTCATCAAGTAAACTATAAGCTTGTGTATGAATTGTTTCAAATGAAGCCATTGTTGTTGCCGCCATCACAATCTCGGGATGACGAAACCAACGTGCAACTTTATTTGACCAATAATCATTAACAAATATTTCTGTCTGCGTAAATCCCTTTAGAATACCGCCAATTACAGATTTCTCAGAAGGCGTTAAATTCATATTCCAATCAAGAAGATCTTGATTCAACGTTACTTCAGTTGAAAGCCAATGAGCTTGTTGTTGTTTAAGCCAATAAGAATAAGCTTCAGGATATAAAAATGGCTTGTATGTAAGACGACGTTCTAATAAGGACATAACACCTCTCAATGATTTTTTTGATATTCTCTAATTTTTTCTCGGAAGAAGTTCTTGAGATTTCCATCTTCAAGTTCTTCCTGATCTGATTTAAGTCTGTTGAATTCTTCTTCAGTTAAGATACGAAGTTTAGAACGAGCAGTATCTAAGTGTATTTGGAATTGAACACCATCTATACCCGCTCGGTTTTTTGCAATGAAAATATTTCCATAACCGGTAGACTTATTAATACTTTTTCTTGCAAGTCCAACAACAAAATCCGCCACATGAGCTTGACCATATGCTTCTGCCATATTTGTAAGATCAACATAATCCTTATTGGCACCCTCTTTATTTGATTGAGATGCCGTCCATACAGGAATGTCTATCTCATTAGCAAAACCACGCAATTCTTCATAAATCTTCTTTAATTCAAGACGTAAAAGTTCATATTTCTCGCTGGAACGCATAATTCCAGCATAATCAATTACTAATACATCAGGTCTAAATCCTTCATTAGCAAGTTTATCAATATGAGCACGAAGCGTATTGATCGTCGCTGTTCCAGTAGCATAATACTTGATCTTTAAACGTCCAAGAGTTTCAGCATTATCTTCATAATACTTCTTGATCTTTTCTTTGTGTTCATAACAATCAATACTATCAATTTCTAAAAGATGACTGTCATAACGAATACCAACCGCTCTCTCATTTAACTCAAATGTATAATGCAATACATTCTTGCCTTGAAGAAGAGCTTGTGCTCCAAAATGGGTAAGCAAATGACTTTTACCAACGCCTGTTGGTGCTATAATCACGCCAAGCTCACCAGCACCAAGACCACCATTAAGAATTTTCTTATCATCAAGTTGTTTAACGCCAGTCGCTACCGTTCTACGGAATGTCTCACTATAACGAGCTTCTACATCATCTTTGAGTTCAAGACCTGGAGAATGCTCATTACCAGCGTTTATAGCGGCTTTAATTGTCTCTACCACCTTCTCATACTTCTCGGTTTCAATAAACTCTATAGAGGCTTCCAGAGCCTTTTGAAGCCCTGCACGCTTACACCAATCAAGAGCTTTTTCTTTTACATATCCAAGATCACCAAGATTATTATTTTCTTCTACACGAAGAAGGAAATCATGAATTTGAGAACGCAATATTGAATCTGAAGGATTTTTTAATTCTGAAGCAATAATTTGAGCAAGAAGTTGCATTGAAGGAAATTCTTTATATTTCCTGTTATATGACATATACGTATCAGCAATTTTCTTCAAATACGCATATTGAAAAAAGTTGATATCAAGGACTTCAGCAAATTGTCCAGCCCAATTTCTATCAATCAAAGCGGCTTGCACAATCTTTTCTTGAAATGATTTATCAAAAGAGAAATGTTTGCCCGCATCCCCTTTTGAGGAATCTGTTTTCACATTATTGTCGTTCATTGTTTTCATAAATACTACGCTCATAGACTTCCTTTCATCCAACCTTCATCATTTCCAAAAATTTATTTAAAACCGAAATTATCGGACAAAATTACGCATTTGGGAACAAAAACGATCATAATCAAATGTAGTATTTATACCACATTCCATTACAGTTTTAATTAAACCAAGCTTATCCATCTTGGGTTCGTGATGATCCACAATGTAATTTATTTTGTTAATCTGACTGGCACTAAGATTGCTACTATTCAAATACATTAAATCCCAATTGCGCCTAATCAAACCTTCACATTGGGATATGTCATCATATATTGCAATAGGTTTTTTCTTTCCTATATTCGCTGCACGAGCTTCTAAAAGAATAGTCGCTATATCAACATCTTGATCCTTAGAAGCCATTATAGGAAATCGTTTGGCTACCGTTTTAAATCCAGCACCAGGAACCCCCTCCACATTATCACTATCATCCCCAGCTATAGTCTTAGCTAAACAAAAATTTCTTGCAGATATACCAAATTTGTTTAATACTTCATTGTCATCTATAATTTTACGTGTAGCCGGATCATATATCTGAATATCAGGATCATGCAATAATTGATAAAAATCTTTATCATTTGAAACAATAATTCTTTTTGATCCGGAATTTCTAAATTTATCTTGAGCAAGATATGCAATAACATCATCACATTCCGTATCTTGCACATAAACCTGACATACGGGAGTGCTCTTCAATAGAGCTGTTAGCATCGTGATTTGTTGTATTCTGGTTTCATCATCTAATGCTAAAACATCCCGTATGCTCTCCTTGCCTTGTTGGATCTTCTTTACTTCCTTCATCTTGGCTCTATTAGCTTTATATTGTGGGGAAATGTGTCTACGTCTTGGCGACGGACCTCCATTCTCCCAAACAACATATACACGAGATGGGCAAAAGGTTCCAACAAGATAATCAACCGATTTAATAAACCCAACTACACCACCAACCGGTTGACTACGGAGATTAATTTCTTGATTGACCAAAAAATGTCTTATAAAATTATTAAAACCGTCTATAAGAATAATCGGTCTTTCTGTTGCGGTGGATGTCATATAGAGAAGATATACCAAGTTCTTTAATTGATATACCAATTGAAACGCCGCCAGGATTTTTTTCCAAGCGGCGTTATCTTTTTTGATTAAACTATTTTACTTTCCCGACGAACCAAAACCAGCAGAACCACGATTTGTCTCCGTTATCTCATCACTCTCTTGCATAACTACTTCACCCATCGTGGCTACCTTATAAACAACTAATTGCGCTATCCTATCACCAACATTAAATACAGCATCAACAACACTATGATTAATAAGAGTTACCCCTATCTCACCACGATAATTGGGATCTATAATTCCACCAACTGGAAATATACCCTTACTCGCTAAACCACTACGTCCTTCAATTTTCATAAAAATACGATTACGATCATTATCCATTACTGGCATGTCCGCTAATTGAATTCCAGTTGATATTTTAGCTAATCCTCTTGCCGGAACATTTATATTCTCAGCACAATAAACATCAAAACCAATATCCCCTTCTCTTACAGCATGAGGAATTTTTGCATTTTCATTCATGCATTTAAATTTTATTTCTAAAACCGGTTTTGAAATATTCGGTGATATCCAATTCATATCACGTGTCTTGTAATCTGAATTTGCAATAGGTTCCTTTTCCATTAATCTAATTGCTTCATTTGGATCGTGTTTCATAATTTCTCCTAAAAAATAAAGGCGACAATCGTTGTTAACCTCTCAGTTAGTTTAGATTATCGCCTTTAATTTGGGTGTTATGTGTGTGTTGTGTATGTTATGTTAATATCAGGCGCTTAACTCATCAGCAGTTCTTACATCACCTTCAGTCATACCTTCAAATGTAATATGTTCCTCAGTATTTTCATTACCGCTTATGATAAGTGCAGCATCCATCAGCGCATTAACATACTCTAAGTATTCAGCTTTGTTCAAAACTTTCTGAGAAAATTCATTTTTATAAAATTTAACTTCAGATTCTACCTCACCAGTCTTTAAATCCGTTATCGTAAACGTCTTCCAAGCTGCATCTCCAGCTACTAATACCGATTTATTATTAACAACTACTCCACTCTTGCTACTCTTACAATATTCTCTCAATAAATCAAATATCTCATCATTCTCAAATATACCCTTACCAAACATTATCTGGAATCCAACCTTACGAAATGGTTTAGCAACTTTGTTTTTAATCGTCTTTGCAGTAACATTAATTCCTATAACATTATCTTCTTTGTCTTTGATAGCTGAACCACCATCAAGACGTATACGAACAGATGATGAATAAGGAATTGCCATACCACCAGATGTAGTAGTATTATGATTTACTTGACCTTCAGCAAGGTAGCAATGTGTATTTGCAACCTGGCAATCAACAACTTGGATTGGCTGTTTAACCAACTCTGCGCCCGGATGATCTGCGAGCCTTACATATTCTTTTCCAAGAAGGACTTTATGATCGGCGGTTCCATGTAATGTACTAAGCTGATAATGTTCGGCAGCATTCTTTTTAACTACATATGCTTCTAAAGCTTGCCAAACTTCTTTTCCAGTTGCTTCATCATATGATAAGATTTGATATCCTTCTTCTTTGATATCATACTCTTCTGGAGTATCCAAATCTTCTATTCCTAATCGTTTTGCCAACTCTCTAAATGTTATTTCTTCTTCTATATATTCTTCCATTTTAGGGCTCCTGTTCCATGTGTTGGTTGTTTATGGTGACAT